TTCTCTATTGGCTAAAGAAAAGAATCGATCTTTCATTTGCCAAGAAAGCAGCCAAAACCACCATCTATAAAGTAAAGATTGTCGATGATTCCAATACCAGTATTTGAAACAATTATGTTAATTCTTGGCCTTATATGGCTTTGGGTATTAATATTAGGCGCAGATGATCACAACGATGATGGTTACGGCTACTAGAACAATTAAAAGCCCAAGAAAAAAAGCAGATGAATTCCTAAGTAAAGTAGCAGTAGTCTCAAGACCTAGGGTACAAGCCCAACCAATCATTAAAACCGTGACTGAACCAACAAAAGAAACAGAACCAGAACTAATACCCCCATCAGCATATTGGGCTGATATAAAAGCTAGATGGAAATTAGTTAAAAAAGAACTAAAAGACTTAGCAAAAGATATTAAAAAGCTAATTGATTTCTGTATCCCATACGTATTAAAAGCTTTTGATTGGACAAAAACTACATTCAAAAAGATAAAAGAGAAAATATCCAGTTAGCACCACTACCACCGAAGACTATATATGTATAAGAAGAAGAGATAGAATAAAAGATACAGTACTTAATTAAAGATGGGCAGTTCCAGAGGAAAAGAAGGAGGCGGTGAAGCTTCAGGAAGAATGGCTGGAGATATCTTGTCAGGTATCGGATCGGATGGTCTTGAGAGTCAAGAAACGTCTGATGAAAACATTATGGAAATGCCAGAATTTGATAGCCCTGCAAAAGAGGCGATGACTGGAGGATTCTTACAGCAAACAAAGCCAACGGTCGGTGGAAGTTACCTAGGTGGGGCAAGACAGCCTTTCTAAAATAAGGAGAGGTACAGTGCAATGGCGAACCTGTACACTTTTATGATCGCTGACATGAAAAAGAAAGTAACTGTGGAGTCCCATCACAGAGAAGTTGTTAAGAAACTAAATACAGTGTTAAAAACTGTTGAAGACTTGCAAGAAGATCCTTTATTTATTGCTAATATTCATGGTGAACAGGAACTGAATCTCGATCAAGCAATCGAGCTATTCAAAGGTATCAAGGCTCAATTTGAACCAGAGCCTCAAGCTAAAGAAAACTCTCCTGAGTATGAAGCAGCTTCATTTGATATCACCTGATCATATCCACTTGCACTCAACACCATGCGTAAGCAAACTTACTTACCAACAGCAGACAACGAAGTTGAAGTAAGAAGACAACTCATTCAAGCTAAATACGGAGGAGGTGGAAACACTGAAGATCTTCTAGCTTTAGCTATTAACAAGCAACTTACTGATGTAACCGACTATGCCTCTGATTACGACGTACTACGAGGCTACTAAAACATATCAGCAAATCTAAAGATTTTGCACTAGACAAACCCATTGCCACTGCTAAGGTTGGATTTCTTACCCCAGTCATAGCAGTGGTTTTCTATTGGACATCACCTTGTACTGGGAAAGTTTATTCCCCCCATAATTAAGTACGCGAATAAAGAATAAATGCCATGATGAGCATGAATGGAACCAAACCTGCAAAGAAACTTGCCTGGGCTGTACTCACCAAGAGTTCTGGTACAAGCTGCAGTGAAGTTGTAAAAGTAACTGATCACGAAGAAGCAGATCAAACCGTTAAAGATAACCCAGGAGTATATTACAAGTCAGGCCCGTTCCTACTTGCATGACTATGAGAGATGTACTCTTAAAAGCCCTACGTGCTCACGCTCAAGGTGAGATTGAAATGCATAAAGCAAACGTAGAAGTCTACCTACTTAACTCAGTGGGTATAGGAGAACATCCCGACGTAACACAAGCTATCCAAGAAGAATTGGATAAAATAGCTCATTGGCATGATCAATTAGAAGTCTTAAACAAGTACTTCAAGTAGATCGTAAAAACCCTTGCGTCAAAATAAGAACCTGCTACCGTTAATCGGTACAAGTACTCATCTATGGGATTTCCAGTCACTGCTTATATTGTCTTCGTCGACCACCCCGACGTTGGTTGCCATGCACCTCGATTTAAAACAATCGATGAAGCAGAGAAATTTGCAAATGACTTAAGGGCACTAACAAAACTCACAGTAAGTGAACCAATACCAGAAATCGCCAGTGAATCAATGACCATTACAAGAGAAGGTCTAAGGTATAAGACTTAATTAAATAACGTGCTATCTTAAATAAGTCACACAACAAAAACCGAATGGCACAGGTCATAAGCGTCTCCGTACCTGAACGACTTTACACCCGTTGGCAAGAGTCTGGTAAAAAAGAACAAATCAGCCCATCCTCCATATTCCAAATGGCTTTAGAGACAGAATTGGGTGGTAAAAATCAACAATTAACTTATTGGAGTGCTCGAGCCTTAGCTGCAGAAAAAAAATTAGAAGCCATCACAAGAATGGCTACAGCAACTGACAAATCTGTTAAAAACTTTTTATTCTATGAGAATAATCGGGAGCAGTAGAATAAAAAGATTGACTATTAATAACGATGGGTGCACATAGAAGAGCTATTGAGCAAACAAACTCTGGTCAACTGTCTGAAAAGGACAGAGAAAGAGAAGACTGGGTAAACAAACAAAGAGGAGTAAAGAGTACTCGAATGGCAGGTCAAGCATTCCCAGGGAAAAGCGGTGGACTCTTTGGGATAATGAATATCATGACTGCTGGTCTTAAGCCATATAGGGATGCAGATACAAGAGCATGGATTGATAAACAAAGAGGCGTAGAAAGTGACCCTAGAGAAGGTAAAGGAGGTAATTTCTTTGATGTAATGAGATTGAATGAACGAAAAAAAGGAGAAAGAGATTCATGGATTGATGAACAAATAAGAAGAGGTAAAGAAAATAGAGAAATAGAAGAAGTAAGAGAACGAACGAAAAATTTTACTCCCCTAACACAAGAAGAAAGAAGAAGCAAATTAAACGAAGAGAATTTTAGACTAACAGATATATGGGATAAGTAAAAACTATGGAAGTAGTCATTACCCCCGATCTATTCCCCATGACTAATAAAACTCAAGAACGATTAGAAATACTCTCAGTACTAGAACAATTAAAAGATGAAAAAATAGTACCTATAAACATGAGTACAGGAGAGTTCACCATTGAATGCCTCTCCAGAGGTCTAAACGAATACAGAAAGGACATCGTTGTTTATGACTGCTGACTTTAACTATGTAATAACTTGGACAATAACTATAAATTTAATAATAGTAATCCTTCTACAAATCTTTTTAGAAACTGATGAAGAATAAAGAACCACAAGAAGAAAAATACTATTGCAAATGTGAACACTGCGAAGAAATCAGAAGACAGCAAACAAGACATGGTAAGTGGCAATCAACAGAAGATCGCCGCCAGGTTCTTATATATAGATAAGACTATAAATAATATTCAATATAGCTTCCCATTCCTAGAGTAAATAAAATTGCTACAGAGTAATGACGAAGCATTACACAGTCGGTTATCACGAACAAACTAGAGAACATAAAGATATCTGTACGTATGCAGATAACTCATACGAAGCATACAAAGTTGCAACAGAAGATGTTCAATATCTACATGAACACCCACATTCAATCGATTCAATTATGATTGAACAGTAAACCGCACTTAATCATACGGTTTTCCTAGTTCTAAAATTAAAGAAAATAAGGCAAAGTAGAACTATGGAATTTGGAGGACTAAAAAACATGTTGACCTTCCCACTGCAAAACCGCTACCCAGCATCTCTTGATCTATTCGACAAACTCGAACAACAACTCTACAACTCAGTCAGAACTCCAGCAGGAGAAATATTCGAAGAAAAAGATAGTTACATTATCAAACTAGAGCTACCAGGAGTCGACAAAGACTCAATCCAAGTCAAAGCAACAGATCGGACCCTCAGTATCTCAGCTGAACGCTCCGAACCTAAAAATACAAAAGATAATCTTCTCAGTGAATTTCGCTATGGAACCTGGAGTCGGACTCTTCACTTCCAAAACGGATTAAACAGAGACGATGTAAAAGCTTCTTATAAAGATGGAGTACTAGAAGTCATAGCTGGCAAAGCTCATACTCACACAGAAGTAACAGTTAAGCTTGATGACTAATCCTTCTTCTTACTCTTATGCATCTTGCTAAGAGTCACAGCTAAGTTCGCTTGACGACGAGTACGAGTGTCATATTCATCTGGATTCTTTCTTACTTTGGCAGCGAATTCCTGAGCATCCATACCGCGACTCTCGGCCTTCTTAGTGAAGGCTCCAGGTCGCTTGATTGCATCTTTAATCCACTTGTCTGCCATAACTATTCACCTAATAAGCGGCATATTATTCAGACCACTTTATTTTGTTGGGTATCACCATATCTAGATCACCGCCCTGTTGAGGACGCAGTCTCCTCATCTGATCCTGATGCCAACGCTCATCATTATATAAATTCTCATGAACATTTCCTTCTCCATAAGGGTTTGGATATAAACGCCCACCAGACGAATCTCTCATAACACCATCCTCATAATCTTGATTAACTCCCAGACCTCCTAAAAAGTTGCCAATCCTATCGAGAATTCCACCACCTTCTCTAACTCCTTGCTCAGCACCTCTCCCACGCTGATCAAAGTCCCACTTATTTCCTGTTATATAGTCTGCTAAACCAGTGACAGCTCTCTGAAATCCTTCTGGACGAGGTGCTTGATTAGTCCTTCCTATAGGAAGATTCTGGGGCCAAGAATCAGTAGCAATTAAGCCAGGATCAATAATTTCCCGAGGCCATGGTTTACCTGTCTTCCTGGGATGCTGAGGATGCATTAAAGTCATCAGTTATAACGCAAATTAAACAATATTTCTTTAATTCTACCTTTCCTAATTAGATCCTTAACCTACCTGCATTCCAATTAATTACATTTCTCATGTCTTCAGGTTTGTAATCCCCAAATCCATATCCAGGTCCCATCTGCCTACGTAACGACTCATAAACATAATCTGGCATATCCTTCTGCTGTCCATAAGATCCAGCGACTTCGTAATTATTTAAAAAATTACCTATTCTTGCTCCTAAAGGCTGCATTTCCCCTGGAGTTCCATCCCAAGGTAATGTCTGATTTCTACCCCAAGTGCCGTCTGGATTAGGTAGTCCATGCTTATCTGTATTGATCTCCATAGTCTGAAAATGAGGACGTTCATTCCCTCTTGGATTAAATGGGGGAGTTGTAGTAAAAACTCCAGGATAAGGATCGGGGTTAAATGGTGGAGTTGTCCGAAATGACCCACGATTATTATCTACAAGATTCATCTTTAATTAACGCTATATCTTTTAATTTTACTTACACTGAACTAAGCAGTAAGACTTGGCCTGTAATCACTAAAAGGTCCACTTTCCCAATCTTGATCTACTAAGTTAGAAGCATAATTCTGTGCAAACTGAGAAGCTTTAGGTTCCGGAGAATAACTTGCAGCCTCAGCGATATTATTTCTATTACTTTTATCACGAGTAACCCAATCTTTAAGAAAACCAAGTCCCATCCCTGCTGCTTTCCATTTACTCCAAGGAATCGCTCCAACAACTGCACCTCCTATAGCACCAGGTAGACCACCTTTTTTCCATCCTCCTATAGCACCTGCTCCTGCACCTATTACTGATGGTAAAGCCCACAACATCTATCTATCTAACAATACTTTTCTTTAATTTTACTTGTACTAAGTATAAAAAAAAGACCTGAGGCACCACCCCCAGGTCTAATGTTTTGCACACACGCACATGAAAAACCATGCACCTGATTTAACGTAGCCGAACTAAATCTAAAACGTCAACCAATTGCCGGAGCAATTAAAGCAACAGGAGTCGATTCAGCAGCAGCCAAGTCTAGCGGGAAGTTGTGAGCATTACGCTCATGCATAACTTCCATTCCAAGGTTAGCCCTGTTCAGGACATCCCCCCAGGTCGGAACAACTTTGCCCTGAGCGTCAATAATTGACTGGTTAAAATTAAAACCATTCAAGTTAAACGCCATTGTGCAAATACCCATGGAAGTGAACCAAATACAAACCACAGGGAAGACTGCAAGGAAGAAGTGAAGAGACCGGCTGTTGTTGAAACTGGCGTACTGGAAGATTAAACGTCCAAAGTAGCCGTGGGCTGCAACGATGTTATAAGTTTCTTCCTCTTGTCCAAATTTATATCCGTAGTTTTGCGATTCATTTTCAGTTGTCTCCCTGATAAGGGAAGATGTAACCAAGGAACCATGCATAGCAGAGAAGAGAGAACCTCCAAACATCCCCGCAACTCCCAACATATGGAAAGGATGCATGAGGATATTATGTTCCGCCTGAAAGACAAACATAAAGTTGAACGTCCCTGAGATCCCCAACGGCATACCGTCAGAGAGACTTCCTTGTCCGAACGGATAAATAAGGAATACCGCAAACGCGGCTGATACTGGTGCGGAATAAGCAACACAAATCCAGGGACGCATCCCTAGTCGATAGCTAAGTTCCCATTGGCGTCCCATGTAAGCAGAGATACCAATGAGGAAGTGGAAGACGATAAGCTGATAGGGTCCTCCGTTGTAGAGCCACTCATCAATCGTTGCAGCTTCCCATATTGGGTAAAAATGCATTCCGATTGCGTTCGAGCTCGGTACAATTGCTCCTGAGATGATGTTGTTTCCATAGAGAATAGATCCTGCTACTGGTTCACGGATCCCATCTATGTCAACGGGTGGAGCAGCAATAAAAGCAATAATAAAACAGGTTGTCGCCGTCAAAAGACAAGGAATCATTAACACGCCAAACCACCCCACATAGAGGCGGTTGTCAGTTGATGTTACCCAGTCACAGAACTGCGGCCAACCCGGTACTGGAGAGACTTCTACGTCCCTCCGTTGGATGGCTGTGCCCATAATGATCGGTAATTAAGAAACCATTAAATTTGTTAAATGGCTTAGCATAAGTCTACATGGACTGCCTTAACAAAATGAAACTAATTGACTATTACTCCCCATTAAATAGTATTAGCCAGTCCTCGTACAAACTTTACTCACGCAAGGTCTATGACATGCGAAGACAAACAGGAAGCGATAACCGCTATTTATAAAGACAAATACTTATCGCGTCCTGAGAACATCCATCAACGTGATGCTCTAGTGCTACGAATCTTAGAAAAAGAACGAGAACAGAAAGAACAGATAGAAGAATTTAAAACCAAATAAAAAGCCCCTCTCATGGAGGAGCCCTTATTCAATTATGAAACCTTAATCAAGCAACCTGCTTTTTCTTAGCTTCATAGTGGTAACGAATACCACGGTAGGTATGAGGCGCATCATCCCGAACACGTTTCAAATCCTGACCTTCTTTACTAACGGTCTCGGATTTCTGGTAGGCAGTGCCTCTGTAAGTTAAACGCTTCATGGTGAGTTTCCTCTTGTGTGACTTAAATAAATTATAACCTATTTTGTAGTCGTTGTTACCGTTTGTCATGTTACATTAATTGTTAAAAAAATATTAAGTTCTATTACAATAAAATCTGAGGGGTAGCCTCACCGCTGTCCCTCGGCAAGGCTCTCGTTCGCCAGGGATAGGAAACAGTAAAAACTATCCCTCCCTCAGGGGCCTGCGACTGTTCTTCTTTGACCCAGGATTTATACTAATACCCCTGTATCTATAGAATTTTTTAACTTAAATGAAGCATCTTCGGCATCACTTCTTAACTCATATTCCTTCCCCCACCACACAGTCTTACCATCGTAATACCAAGGTTTAAATTTAAATAAGTACCCATGAATTATTGAAGTAACTCCGCATTTACCAGGATATAAATCTATTGAACGATAAGGATCAAGCACTCAATTCACCAAAACAGGAGACAATAGACTAGCAATCTGCTCCATAGAGAGCTCTGTTGTCTCAAGCTTTGGGGTCACTCTGAAACAATCAAAGTACTTTTCCTTCGCAGTATTCTCTAAGGGGTCTTCAGGTACCAAAGGTGTGATATTAAATTCCTTTCTTATTGGATCATCAAAATAAGGAGGTCTATACCAATAAAACTCTTTCTTTTCGAAATCAATAACCCACTCTGGATGATACCGATGCCAGCGGCTCCAAGCGTGGAATTGTCTATCGGGATCTCCTGATGTGCAATCCAAAATAATCGCGTCTCCTGGCTCAATTAACCACCTCATCCGTAAAACTTCCTGAAATCCTCTACGTATAGCTTTTAAACCAGAACGCCCTACCATCTGATTACGAATAGAGCGTGCTCTCTTATTCTTTCTTTTCCAATACCAATCATTTAATTGCCTACTTGACTTACCAATACCAAAACCAACATTCCAAAAGTAGTAACCATCCCCAAATTTTGAGAAAGGTTCCATAAAAATTTTACATAATTGACCATCGACAGTAAATGTAGAGCTTGTAAACTTGCGGCGTACTCGATAAGTCATTTAAATAGTGGAAGAATTATTAAAGCTGATTCAATCAGACCCACAACTATGGGAAATAGTTGATCAACTTAAAAGCCCTGATGAGGAGCCAACGGACTTCTTCCTAAATGTAGCGAATATGTTATCTGTTGAGTTCGAAGAACTCCATCGAACTGATCTTAGCGATAAATTAAACGCTCTCTTTGGAGGACTACCTGAGCCAGCATTCAAAATGGTTCCTCTTCTTGTACACATCGCATTAGATATTTTTCTAATGAGAGCTATCCCCGATAAGAAAGCAATAGAGGATTGAGTCATGCAAAGCGGATATGCGTTATGTACTCCTGATAATTCAAAAGTCCTCTGCCTCAAAAGAAATCCAACAGGTGTCGAGTTAATAGACGTTGGAAATACTCACAATTTAAATCGAGCTCTGTGTCTTCCAGATTTAACCTCAATAAAAAGCGTTTACGACCGTCTTAAAGAAAAGAAATTAGTCGAAGATCTTGATATAGTGAACATCGCAAAGCTTTATAAAAACCGGTGGTAATAAATGCTCCGCTACGTGCTGGACTGTGAGACCAATGGTCTAGTCCATGAATTAGATAAAGTCCACTGCCTTGTCCTACGTGATGTTGATACGGGGGAGACTATCAGTTGTGCAGACAAAGAAGGGTATGAACCCATCTGTAATGGACTCTACGTCCTAAGCAAAGCAGATCTAATCATCGGCCACAATATTATCAACTTCGACTTTCGCGCAATAAGAAAAGTCTATCCAGATTTTAGAAAGAAAAAAAAGTGCATACTCTATGACACACTCATTCTTAGCCGGGTGTTATGGCCAGAGTTAGAACCAGTCGATGAACAAAAATTCTCTCACATCAACCCAAAATATAAAGGTCGACACTCATTAGGAGCTTGGGGAGACCGTTTAAATGTAAATAAGACCAGTCTCTCAGAAGAAGGTGAGAGTAAATGGGATGAATGGTCAGAAGAGATGCAGAAATACTGTGAAAATGACACCCTAGTTTCATTAGAACTCTATAAGTACTTCCAAGCACAAGAACTAGACCCACGCTGCAATGAACTAGAGCACCAGTTCGCGATTATCATGACACTACAGGAAAGCTTCGGTTTTCCTTTCAATGAAAAAGAAGCTTATGCACTTGTCAACACTCTTAAAACGAGGCGTACAGAAATTGATGACGAACTCCAAAAAGTCTTCCCGCCTATTACGGAAAAAAGAATATCAGCCAAAACTGGCAAACCACTTAAAGATAAAGTCACTACGTTTAACCCCGCTTCGCGTAAACAAACTGCCAGTCGGTTACAGGAGCGTTACCCTGAGATTAGATTCTCCAAGACGGAAAAAGGGAACGTTAAGGTCGATGACGACGTCCTTAAAATCCTGGGTAAAAAGTATCCAGAGGCTGCTCTTTTAGAAGAATATCAACTACTTAATAAAAGATTAGGTCAAATAGTAGATGGAAAAGAAGCTTGGTTAAAACATAGTCAAAAATATAAAGATGGAAGAATACACGGTTCAGTCATAACCAATGCCTGTGTCAGTGGACGATGCTCACATCGAGGTCCAAATATGGCACAAATTCCTAGAGTTGGTCATAAATATGGAGCTGAATGTCGCGCTCTTTTCTATGCAGATAATGGTTGGCTATTAATAGGAGCTGACGCCAGTGGTTTAGAACTACGGGCACTAGGTGCACAATTAGCTTACTTTGATGGAGGAGAATATTCAAAATTAGTTAGCACTGATGACTTTGATATTCATACTCATAATGCAAAATTATTTGGAATATTTGATGGCCAAGGAAAGATAAATAAAAAGACGAGAGAGCTTGCAAAAACTATGATCTATGCCGTACTTTATGGGGCGGGCGCCCAGAAACTAGGTTCTATCCTCGACGTCTCTCTAAACGAACATAAACAAAAAGAATTAGGCTACGAAACTATTAATACTTTTTACAAAAATCTTCCTGCTATTAAACAATTAAAAGACAAAGTTGATGAACGAGTAGTAAGTCGTGGCTATCTAACGGGTATCGATGGTAGACATCTACAGATACGTTCTAGACACTCCGCATTAAATCAACTTCTCCAATCAACAGGTGCTATTGCAGTTAAGAAAGCTACATGCATCCTATACAAGGATTTGTACGAGAATGGGCTAAGATGGGCTTGTCACTTTGCCTTCGTAGCACACATTCATGATGAAATTCAAGCTCTTGTAAAACCTCAATTTGAAGATCTTTACAAAAGTTTAGCTATCGATTCATTTCGAAAAGCCGGTGAATTTTACAACTTAAAGTGTCCCTTAACCGGAGAAGCTAAAGAAGGAAAGAACTGGATGGAGACTCACTAATGAAAAAAAAGAAACAGCACCAAGTTAAAGCCAGTTGGTACTATGTCTTCTGGTCAATTATGGCACTTTCAGTGGTCGCCGGACAAATTTATGTCGGCACAGGTTATAGAGAACTATCTGAATCTAATCATCAGCTTCGAGAAGGGCTGTTCCTGTTGGAGAGGGAGCGTCTTTTAGAGTTTCAACGCAGACAGTAAGGCATGCCTCTTCCTCATCATCTAAATAGCAATGAGAAATGCACTCGAAGTAAGTTTCGATTGGATCTAATGTTTTCATTTCAACACTTTAACCTAAAAGGTGTAAAAAAGTCACTGAGTAAAAGCTCTCAAAAATTTTATGGACAAACATGACATCCCATTTTTAGGAGACTTTTATACAAAGAAAGAAGTTGATGCAATGATTGCTGCTGCAGTAGAAGAAGCAAAAGCAATTGATAAAGCATCAATGGCGGAACATAATTTTAAAGCAACTATTATTAGCGTTATTCTTGGATTTATGTGCCTCGCTTTATTCGTCGACGGACTGTTAAGAATCTTAGGAATTATTCCTCCATTTATGGATATTGATGTAAATATTCTGGACGATATTGCAGAAAAAACTAAAACAATCGTAGAAAATGATTTGGCACCAATGTTAAATCGAATCCCTAGAATTTAAGTACTGGCATACGCTGTATTTCTAGCTGTATAAGCAGCCATTGCTCTAGCTTGTTGATTATAAGCAGCATCCAATCTCTTAGAAGCTGCGGACTCAGCAGCGGCAAGTTTCATGTATTGGTTATACTCTTCTTCAGTACCAGCAGTACGTCCTCCTAAATAATTCTGTTGTGCATTAGAAGCAGCCTTCCAAGCAGCATAAGCAGCACTTACAGCTCTATCAGATGCAATAACAGCAGGATCACTACTTGGACCACTAGGAGCAGCAGTCCCGAGCTTAAATGCCGTTTCTTGCTGTTCTACTTGACTTAACCGATCTGGATTATATGAAAAATCTACAACATCTGAAGGTAAAGTTTCTGGAGTAGGTGCATCATAAAGCTGTGTAACCTCCCCAGTCTCTTCATTCTTTATATAATCACCAACTGGTTCTTGTTGATCATAAGGTTGAGAAGGAGGTATATATTCCTCTAAAAAGTCATCTGGCGTCGGAGGTGGAGGAAGCTCAGTTGACTTATTTAAATCAACAGTTGCAGGTTGATTAGTTGCACCTAATACACCAGATAAGTCATCAGCAGATGCAACCTGTGCTATTTCTTGACCTGAGACAGTAGAAGATTGATCTCCTTGAGATTCATACTGACTCTCTGTAGGTAAATTTAAATACTCATAAATACTATGACCGGTTCGTTGTTTAAACTGTTCTGGAGTCTCCGAACCATATCCCATTTGAATCATCTGAGCATCTTTTGTCCCTTGATTTGTTCTAAATTTATGTGGACCTTCTTGCTCCTTTTCCTGTAGACCAAACATACCTATGAAAGAAACGTCATCCCCATCCTTAACACCTAGATTTGGTACTACTTCACCAAGCTCATTAACCGTTCCAACGTCAGATACTACAGGAGATTTATTTGCAGATGAGTACGTATCATAATCAGTAAATGTCCAAGAAGTACCACCACTTTTAGTATCCCAGTTATAACCAGGAGTACCATATCCAGATTCGGGGGTCCCATCCTCACCACTACCAGGACCTGGTGTTAATGCTCCAAATCCACCTGAATAGTTGTATCCCATGAAAGTTCCATCATCATCTGTATACGAATGTTGGAACCAGCCGGGGAGATTCTCCTTATTAAATGCACTACCTGCTGGAGTAGTAGTTTCAGTTACCGCTTCAGGAGCGACTAGATAATCTTCATCCCGCTGACCGTCAACTATCCCCCCGCGAACTTCAGGGATCTTCTCAAAAGTCCTTTGATCTGTTAAAGGTTCCCAATTCTCTATACCAGCTATAAACTCATCAGCTGCCTTTGTTCTTTGGCTCTCAGTAACAATATTCCCTTGTATATCAGTACCAAGACCAGCTTGCCTTAAGTTCCTAGTCTGTACGTCTTTTTTAACATTACCCATCTTATCTACAAACCAATCTCTTACTCCTCCAACCAGTTCATCTCTTTTAGCTCTATTTACATCTGCCTGTTGTTTAAACTGCTCCGCATTCCGTTCAAGAGTTGCAACAGGATTTGAAATTCTTTCAGCTAATGACTGACCAGTCCTAGCTCTAGTTACAGAATCCATACCTTTATACAACAAAGCCGCTGTATTTGCATAAGCATTAAGTTTGGGTACAAAAGCAGCCCCCCTTTCGACAAACTGTCGAACAGCTGGTGTTGGACCACTCTGAAACCCACCTGGATTGACTTGCTCAAGAGTTTTTGGATTTTTATAAACATCTGCAACTGTCCGATTACCTGTAAGAACATCCTTCACATTCGCAGCGGCTGTCTTAACTGTTCCAAACCCAGGAGTTGCTCTATATCCTTTAAGTGGCCCACTTGGAGTCTTTCCTTTGGCAAACTGAGTATCAGAGACCTGCTGCTTTCTATAGTCCTCTCCAAGTAAAGTACTTTCGTCTACATTAATACCAAAAGACTGTCTAACATTGCCCCAAGGTCTAGTATTTTCACCAGGGCTTCTTCCCTGGCCCCACCAATTGGGATTCCGTTGACCAGCATCGCTAGGAGACCCTTGTAAATTAGTTAACTGTTTTTGCAGAAAAACTGAAACTGTATTCGGATTCGCACTACCAGAACTCGCAAAAGGAGAAGCCGCTGATGCAGCGCCAGATCCAGTACGTTGTCCACGTGAATAACCACCTATAAAACTCCTGCCCCTTGGGGTAAAGTCCTCCCTTGAAGAACCAACATCACTCTGACCAGTTGGCCTAACAGCCGGACGATCTCTAGCAAGAATGTTACGTCCATCTCGAGAAGCAATTCTCCCAACTTCAACTGTTCTAGGTCTCCAACCACTACTTAGAGGTCCTTCCCATCTATCTCCCATACCTCTCCCTTGAGGACGGTCAACAGGAGTATCCGTAGTTCGAATAGGAAACTGTTTTCCAAAAGCTTCAACTTCTCTTTTTAATTTACCTTTTGCTCCGCCATACTCTGCAGCAACTTGATCAGATTCAGTCCAACCTTGATTCGTCCAATGTACGGATTGTGAATCACTAGGTCTCCCTTGACCATCGGGACTAAAAAATCCTCCTCTTCCCGTATCCCCTGCATAAGCATCTACACTAAAATCTGTCTCTCTAGGATCAGTAGACTGTTGCGTATACTCATTTAAAAATTTCTCTGCAGGATCAAATTCCTGTAAACGTGTAGCAAAATCCTCTTCGCTTTCACCTTCTTTTCGAGCATCAGGTAAAGTTAAAACCATTACTACCCTTCCAGCTGAACTTGAGTCTGTGCATTTGTGGCTTCATCTAACATCTGTCTAATCTTCTTATTGGTCTCACTTTCTCTCAATGGATTAATACCAAACGTATTTAATTCGTCGGAACTTACAGAGCGACTAGAAGAATCATTATCTTTCTTAGACTTAACATAATTTGATAAGAAACTTTTACTTTTAGACTCATTAGACGCCATAACTCTTAATAGTTTTTTCTCTTGTTTATTTTAAATGGTCCAAGTACAGTCTTCCTGCCGTAGCTTATAACATGGCATCTAAAACAAGAAAAGATCCCGGACTCCATGAAATGTCCAATGAAGAACTCCAAGAATTACAACAAGGCTTCATTGACTTAAGAAACCACGCAACGCAAAATTTAGAGGCTATCCTTTCAATTATGCAAAAGCGTCTAGAAACCAATCTCAAAGACACACCATGAACACCATCACCATCGTCGGTAAGTACATAGGAGATCACACTACTGACTCTGGCTTCCGTTCCATGCAACTCATGGTTCCAGGTTCAGGAAGAAAACCTGTAGAAGCACCTCTCTACATAATACCCAGTTATCCAGCTGGAGATAGCTGTGCCCCAGGATCTATTGAAACTAATCGCTCAGTCTTAGTGGTTGGAAGACTTTATCCAGGAAAAGACTACAAAATGTATGTAGTCCCTACTCAGCCAATCCAAGTTGTTCCTGATAACACCAACCTCAATCACATATCTCTAGCAGGAGGAGTTGGTTTTATTGGAGAACAAAGAAACGAAGATGTTTTCAACTTTGGGATTATGTGTAAGGCTCCAGCGCAACGAGCCATAGGCTTTACTAAAGATGACAGCCTTGGATTTCGAATTGAAAGCTGGGGTGAAGATGCTCAAAGAATGAGAAAGTGGCTTTTTGTAGGTCGTTCCTTTGCAATGGGTGGAGCACTTCGTTACGAAACCTGGCAAGGAAAGGATGGGACCACTAACTCTCGTTACAAAATAAGAGTTAAGTCTTCTCAGTATTCCTTCTTCGGAAAGAATAAACCAGAAGAAAAAAAGACTGAGCCAGAAGTCTACGAATCTCCACATCAACAAGCTATAAGTAAACCCAATCCTCCTGCTGTCAAAAAGCAGGTCGACGATGGGATTCCTTTTTGATAGCCTAATTAAGTCAGATCTTCTGACATACTCTATAAACTTTCAAAATCAACTGAACTAACTGAAATGTCTGTACTCGACCGATTCAAAGACACCGAAAAGTACCCGCGCCAAATGCGGGAGATGGCTAAGGCCCTCATCATTAATGACAAAAGTACCCCAGGTATTTTCATTAAACAAGCTGATCTAGCTCGCTGCGGCTGGCATGGAAAAGCTGAAGACTTTCCTGATGCTGAGTTAAAAACTCACATGTTCAACACAGGAGATAAAGAAGATGGTCTCTTCTTAACAACTCCTCGCATGATTATTCTTCGTGGAGCATTCAAAGATGACATCAGCTTCATAGAAAACTCCAAAGAAAAAGGAGCTATCGAAGGCATCTATGGAGAAGTCAATCATCTCTATGAACAATGGGAACAACAACACCCTAACGAACCTGTCCCATATAGAAGAAGACGTTTAATTCTCTTCTACCTAGTGGATGCAAAAGGAATCCCTACCCATAGCAAGCCATTAGTACTAGCTATTCATGGGGGAGCAGCTAAACAATTCTGTATGAAGTATTCAACCTTCATCGAACAATTAGAAGGTGTATACGCAAAAGCGACTGGATCAAAATCTGCTCAAGGTTTTGGTGAAAAAATGTGTGCCTCTACCATTTGGACTCCAACTTTTGGATCCATGATGCATGGAGAAAATAAAAAATCACCAATTGCTTTCCCTGAATCTTGGGACGAGCCAACTGAGAAAACAATTCTCAACTTCTGGCCTAAGAAAGAAGAAGACATCGAGCATTTCGAGGATGTCTGGGAGAGTTGCCCACCCCAGGTCTATGCCAGTGGTTATTTCAAGCAGTGCGAAAAAGAAATTGGCTACCACGCTCTTAAGCCTGGTGTTGATATAGCTAACTGCACTCTCCCACCAGCTGATAAATCATTGGGCGACCGTGATGAAAGCGGTGCACTCGTAGGCGGATTAAAGTAAATCCAAATGACTGAATACCCAGTCCTATACGCAATCATGTCTCAGCTCCTATTCTTTGTAGTAGGAGCGAGCATGGCGGCTGTAGTAGTCACAGTAATTGGTTTGGCTCTCAAATCACTAGTAACAGAAGATGAGTGACTATCTTTTTGACGACAACCACCTTTTCACTCCTATAAAAGAAGATCTATCAGAAGAGGAAGTAGAATCTCTCCGAAATAAAGGTTACATCTGGGACCCTATGGAAAGTTGGTGGGTTCGAGTTTGGACTACAAATAAAGGACAGGAAAAATGTCTCGAATGCTATGCCCAGACAACAAAAAATAAGTGGGTAAAGCTAATGATTAGTGAAGATGGTAATACTTTTTACGAAGAGGAAGTCGAAAGCTTTGCTTGAGCTTTATCAGCTTTAGTAATCAACTTTTGTGCTTTCTCTCGAGACGTACACTGTTGAGCCTTAGTCGCCAATTTTAATAACTTTTTATGTTGTTTAATTGGATTCAATCTTGATGTTTAGTTGTAGTAACTCCATATGTCTCGATCTTGGCGAGGCGCTTACACAATCCACGAATAACCGCTTGACGATGCACTGCAACTTTCAATAAATTCAAAGCACCTAACTTCAATTGATCAATATCATCTACTGACTCAATTTCTTTCGAAACCGCTGTCATAGTGAACTCATCCTCCAAGGTTGGAGAAAAATCAATCGGCTCAAAAGATACTTCTGTAACCTTAAATGCTGCCATAAAAACAAGGCATATATTCCATTTTAACCAATATTATTGACATTAACCGTACCCGGCATAAAATTGAGCTACAACTTCTTATAAAGAATGCCCAAAAAAGCGGCTTGGGGAGAAACAAAATTACAAAAAGAGTCTGTTCCTAAAAAAACATCTATTGGAAACGGCAGAAGGAAACGAGGATCTTTCAGCGTTCAAGGGAAAAAACCCTATCGAGGTCAAGGTAAATAGGAATGCCGGATCCACTTACATTTGCGATGCTGCTTGAGCACAGTCATCAGATGGAATTACTACTAGCTGAAGAAGAGTTAGATGAAGAGGAAAAAAAGGAGTTAGTAGAAATATGGAAATCCCTAAAATCTAGAAAAGAATCAAAATTCGATGCGATTATTAGATTAATAAAAGATTGTGATAAATATATAGAAAATCTAAACCGAGAAACAGAAGAAATTAAAGCAAACAAACAACACTGGGAAAGCAAGCGTAAGTGCATTATTAATATTATTAAAGTCGCATATGAACAGAAATTGATAGGCTCTAAACCAACAGGACAAAAGTATCAAGCTACAATTAGACCAGTTCAATCTAAACTGATTGATAACTATCAAGATTGGTCAGATGAAGAAAAGAAAAACTTTACACTTCGTAAAGAAACAAAAATAACAAGATTAAAAAATAATGAATTAGTTAATAAAAAAGAAGAAGATATGCCAGATAAAGAAAAAATCAAAGAAGAACTAGAGTCAAACTCAGGAAAAGCTCCTGCCGCCGTGCAATTAGTCCAAAGAGTCTCACTTACTTACAACTTAAGAAAGAGAATCAAAACAGGAGTGTAACAAAAAATTGAAGAAGAAAAAAGAACCCGCTACCCTGACTTGCGTACCGTTTTCCAATACTCGCCTAATTGCCTCCATTGCAAATGGTAAAAAACTTTTCTTTAACCAATCTTGGTCGATTAGTATTAATAGAGAAGGTATCTTCGACTTTCCAGAAGATTTACTTAAAAAACTGAATTGGAAGGTTGGCGATGAAGTGGATTGGGTAAACCAAGACGACGGAACTTTTACTTTAACTAAAATCACTAAAAACAAAAATGGATCAAAAAAGAAAAAAATTATATGATGTCATTGAAAGGGCAGCAAAAAACAAAGGAAATGGCTCCAAATGGGATCTAAACCGGTCTAAAAAACTGGAAATTGATATTGCACCCCCAAAATCGACATTCGCTTTAAATCGAGAAACATCAAAGTAATAACTCTTGGATTAGGCAAGATAATGTGGTCTAGTTGTCGCACCTCTAATGATGAGGAGTTCAAAAAAGATCACTTACAAAGGCGGACCATCTGAGATCCGAGAATCCATAATGTTCGCGGGATATGAAATCAAAAGCCTGAAACATGGCAATACAGGAAACATCTTGTACTCGTTCCCTAGTAAAGCCCATGAATGGGAGCCATGCTGGACCCTTGATTTACAAACAGCAAAAAATGGAGTGATTAAATATCAACAATATCTCGTAGACAAAGAGAAAGAAAAACAGAGTGAGACGCCCCTAGAATCGACTGTACCAAATAAGAAGTCCGTAGAGTGAAAAGACCAGTATCTACCCATCTAATGGATGATCTCGCAAGGGATGTTCACGATTACTTACTTGAAGAATCCACCGAATTCGAGGGGAATCATCTTGTTCTTATACCCATTACTCAAGTAGTAAAAAAATTTGACCGAAATCACCGAACCATCCAAAGGCGTATCAATGCTCTAAAAGACGAAGGTTTACTAGTGCCTATCATAAAAAGAAATACTATCTCTCTTTATCACATCCATAATCTGGAAGATTAATCATGTCAGACACGGCTCCACCAGAAAATCCAAACCTGGAACATCTCGATTTCCTAGTCTCATCATTCACTGATAATGGGAAATCTCTAAGAGCTTTCACTAATAACCCACAAGAATTAGCAATAACAATCCTAACTGCCGGACTAATGGCTAATTCAAAATTAATGATTAATCCCGAAGAGGCAGTAAAGACAGCATTTACTATCCACTCTCGAATCCAAGCACACGTTGGACAATATCAAAACATGCAATTCGCAGCCAAAATTGACAACTGCTTCACAGAACGGCCACCAGAAGTAGAACACGACTAAGAAAAAGAAAGGTTTAGGAGGGTTATTCTCCTTTCAATTGTAATTTTGTCTCTTGGATTATCGCTCTGAAGGAGATACTCGACTCACAATCGGTGGCTCGAGACATTATAAAACTCCTTATGGTGCGCTCCCGTCAGTTACAACAATTCTCTCTGCTACATCAGGAAACAAAGCAGCATTAGAACGATGGGCTAAAAAGAACCCTGGAGGAAGAGAAGCAGCAGCCGCTAGAGGTACAAAAGTACACTCTCTAATGGAGGAATATCTTCTCGGAAGCAATAAAGACCCTCAAATTGATGATCCAGAAATAGCAGAATTTTGGAATGGATTGCCTGAAAATCTAGAAAAATTAGAGAATGTCCTATGGGCAGAAAACCCCGCAAATCCAGATGACTTTGGATGGACAATGGGAGGTGACGGAATATCCAGAGTCTGGCACCCAGGAATTAATAAGGATAAAAAATGGGGGTGGGCCGGAGCTCCTGACATAGTGGCAGAGTATCGAGGAAAAATAGTACTGGGAGACTTAAAAACCAGTAATGGACCGTACTATTCAAGATGGCCAGGGCCTGAAACACCGAAAGGAGAATATGGCAAAAGAAGAGCTGGCTTCATGAAATATTCAAAATGTCAACTACAATTAGCAGCCTACGCATTAGCACTAGAACACACCATTAACGTAGTTCCGCAAATATGCATGACGTTTGTCGCAACAAGGGAAAGCGTTCAAGTATTTGCAATCCAGCCGGCAACTATTGAAAAGTACAAACAGAAGTGGCTAGATACTGTTGCCAAATATTACGAAGAGATTCTACCCGCTAAAGAAAACTCTGAAATCGAAATGGATGCCGTCAACGGAGATGCAAAAGAAAAATGAAGAACAAATAAATTCCCTATAAATTGGAATTACACCATCCCTAGCGCATGCGCGAAAACAAGCTACTCTACTACTGGTGTTATTACCTAATATACGAAAGACGACAAAGTGCCAACTGCTACGCCATCTCCTAAAGAGCCTAACAGCAAGCTAGAGCCCGGAGAAATCAATCTCAATCTCATACCCCCTGATTGGGCATTAACGCCCCTCAGGGATAAGAGAGCCTATGTAGCAGGTTGGAACTCTCATCCTTATTCTCTTGAACAAATTAAAAGAGAATTGGAAGAAGGAAGAGCCTCAGGAGTCGGATTAATTAGTGGTCAGTGGTCAAACGAAGGTGGTTTGGTTTGGGTAGATATCGATGGCCCAGATGCTGTACCAGCACTAGAAGAACTCGCTGGTGGACCACTCTCCTCCATCTTTCCAAGAACACTAACAATCTCATCTGGAAAACCAGGTCGGCAAAGAATGCTGTACAGAGTACCAACTGCAAAGTTGGCTCTAATACCTGATAAAGCCACAATAAAAATAGGTATCCCATCTTTCGAAATCTTATTTCGTTCAAGACAGGGAGCCCTTATGGGTAGCCATCCCGATACTGCTGGTTATTACACTACCTCCCATGGCGGCTACGAATTCGCAAAAAATCCTCCCGAACTACCTGAATGGCTATATCAAGCAATAGCAAGAGCCTTCCCAACTCATAAATATAGAAAACCAGCAACAAGTGGAGTCCTAACTCAACAAATAAATCTGAATTACGAAGACGAATCTGAATATCGAAAAGAAGAAATAATTAATGAAACAAAAATCTATCTAGATCATTTAAACCAAGAAAGAGCAATTGACTATGACGAATGGCTCACTATTGGTATGGCACTTCATCAAGTTGATGATTGCCTACTAAAAGAATGGGTCGATTGGTCGTCACAAGCAGACAACTTCGAAGAAGGTGCCTGTGAACAGAAATGGTCAACATTTGAACGTATACCAGGTGGGCCTGCTCCAGAAGGTGCTGCAGGTGTACACACCCTGCGAGCAAAAGCCAAAGAAGACGGATTCGTTGACTTTGGGGGATTCGTAGTCGAATCAGATCCAGAAGTGCTCGCAAAAAGAGCAAAAGCAATGTTTAACGGAGAAGACATTATGAGAGACCAGACAATCCACAGTGCCCTTAAAAAGATTATTGGGAAACCTGAGAAAGAAATAGAAGAGGGAGTAAACGAAAAAGTTCGAAGTAAAGGACGTCCTAAAACCCCTCCAGCATCTGAACTAGCTGAATTCGTAACCGGAATGGTCATTGAATGTGGTTGGAGATATGATCCCAAATACGACACATTCATGTTCTATCAAAGAACCAAAGGAACTTGGAGACGAGAAGACTATAAAAACGAGTACAAACACTTTGTACAAGATCTATTCACACATGAAAGAATCCCAACCCCAGGTGGCTATACCTCCCATCTACTTACTGATGTAGTTAATCTCACCCAAGCGTATATAACTCATACCTATTGGGACGATGATGACGATCGCCTAGCTTTCCGTAACGGAGTTCTCGAAATCAGTACAGGTGAATTCTTAGAACACAACCCAGAACACTATCTAACCTGGGGGCTAGATTTTGACTATGACCCTAATGCCGATCCAGGGCCTATCATTAACTGGTTAAATCGAACTCAATACAATGACGTAGAAAGAGTTCAGGTACTTAGAGCATGGCTAAAAGCTTGTCTAATAGGACAAGGGCATGAACTGCAACGTTTCTTGGAAGTAATTGGACCTGGTGGAAGAGGTAAATCAACCTTCGCCAATCTCTGCTGTTCTCTTGTAGGACCCGGAAACTATGCAAGTAGCACCCTTAACCAACTAGAGCAAAGTAGATTTGAAGTCGCTTCTATTAAAGGAAAACGATTAACACTAATCAATGACTCAGAAAGATATGGCGGATCAGCTCAGATATTTAAAGCACTAACAGGGGGAGACAATCTTCGATTTGAAGAAAAAAATAAAAATGTAGGAGAACCATTTGTTTATACAGGCATGGTTATGGTCTGCGCCAATGAACCGATCCAAACAACAGATAACACTTCTGGTCTTACTAGACGACGCTTAACTGTCGAGTTTAATCGCCCACTATGGGATAAAAATTCGGAAGCGAAAGAGATGATAAAAATAGAAAGTGGAATCGTAAAAGGGTTATGGAAGAATTATCTACCTGGGTTAGTTAACTGGGTTTTAGCGATGAAAACAGAAGATATGCGCGAATATCTACTAGATACCTATGAAAAAGTACACTCACTTAAAAAAGTTCGCAACGACATTCTATTAACTAGTAACAACTTAGTTGAATGGCTCCAGTCTGAAGTTATACACCAGCCAGAAATAGTTTCATCAGTTGGTAAAAAAATCCCAGCAGCAAAAGATGCTAAAGAAAGATATTGCAATAGCAATTATCATCTCTATGCAAGTTATTGCTCTTACTGTGAAGACACAGGATCAAAACCAGTTGGTCAAAAAAGATTTATATCTTTACTTCTCGACTGCTGTAAGAACCAATTAGGGCTAAAAGAAATACGACACTTTAGTAAACAAGGGCGCCCATTTATAAAAGGATTAGCAGTAAGAAGCTCTGATCAAAAACATGAATCTGCTCCAACTATACTGCCAGAACATAAAGTGTCATAGTCAAACCCCTTGCAGTGCCTGGATTTTTCAATGTTAGGGTAACAATGACTCAACCCTTTCTTTGATCAAAGAGAAAAATGATTAAACCTATCCTCATTGCAGCCGCTGCTTCTTTAGCTGCACCTGCTGCTTTCGCTGGACCGTACATCAACACAGAAATCAATTCTTCGTACACCGGCTCAGACTATACAAACGCCACAACCGACCTTCATGTAGGTTGGGAAGGTGACATTTCAGAAAATGCTTCTTATTTCATCCAAGGAGGCCCTGCAATAGTGGCGGTCGACGGAACTGACAATGATACTCAACTATCTGGAAAAGTTGGTGGAAATGTTGAACTTAATGAAAATCTAGGTATCTATGGTGAAATCTCAGTTCTTACAGCTGAAGGTGACACTGACAATGCTTGGGGAACCAAACTCGGAGCTAAATATTCATTCTGAATTAAACGCTAAAAAGTAAACAAATACCCTGCTAGTCTTCTCTAGTAGGGTATTTTTATGAGTTACCAAGCACTACCAAAAGAATTACATGTACAGGATAGTCCTATATCCGGTCAAGGAATCTTTGCTAAAAAAGATATACCTGCTGACTCTTTCTTAGGAATGTCTCATGTACTCATAGGGGAAGTAATATATCGAACTCCTTTAGGAGGATTTATAAACCACTCTGATGACCCTAATTGCTTTAAATATTTTGATGACGGTTTTTATTTTATAAAAACTAAAAATCCTATAAAAAAAGGAGAAGAACTCTTCCTAAAATATACTTTTTATGAAGTCAAAGAATAATATCTTGAAATCAAAATAGTAATAAATACCTAAAATTAATAAAACTTCATGTAAAATATAAGAATAAATACTTACTTAAGAAATGACTGTTACTAACGAATCTGGTGGAAGACAAAACGTTTTCGCACGTGAGCCACAAGTTGCGGTAATGGAAGGCGAAGCTTCATACGTCGAAGCCGCTGAAAAAGCTAACGGTCGTTGGGCAATGATCGGTTTTATTGCAGCTTTAGGAGCATATGTAACAACTGGCCAAATTATCCCAGGAATCTTCTAAAATAACTCTGGTCACTAAATCGAGAGTGGTCAGTCTGCATGATTACCCCACTGGTGGTTCGGTGGGGTTTTTATGCTGTATACAAGATTCATAAATAATTAATATTTATATTAAACCTGCCTTTAGCATCGGTAGTAGTAGAAGAATTATGCATAGTCGAACCATCAAAAATTAATAATCGATTTCTTACACTCTCTACTTTTGTACCATCTTCTAATCTTGTGAATCCATCGCAAGTATTTAAAGAAAGAATTGCTCCATGATGAGAGAAATCGAAATCAACATGACGAGCATGTTCAACCATCTCAGTAGTTTGTGGATAAAAATTAGCTTTTAATCTAATTAAGGTTCTAAAATCTGGAAGCATGTGTATAGCTCGTAACATTCCAGTATATAGATCAGTTCTAGCAGTATCTTCTATATATCCTGTATGACTCATCATCCACTGACTATCATCTGTTTGAGATGAATTGCATTTATCTAATAAATAGTATGGAAATTGGTGATTCCATACAAGATCCTTTTCTATGCTTGCAAAATAGTCTTCAGGTAAAAAGTCAGGGATTATTTTCATGAGAGCCATTTAGTATCCAACTTAGAATCACCTATCCCATAAATTCCTGTAGGAACGATATTAAAAGCTAAAGATCTCCTTGGCTTATCACTACCATGAGGTAGTACTTGATGATTCAGATAACTAGGAAAAAGCACCAGTTCTTTTGCTTTTGGAATATGTATCCAAGCCGGGCAGTTCTTTATATGGTATTCAGTTGGTTCTATTAAAAAATCTGGAAAGGTTGCTAAAGGACTGCTGAATATAAGCTTTCCTACATTTTCATCATAATCATCAAAATAGTAAATCCCAGAATAAAAACTATTCTTATGATGATGTTCCTGAGAACTCATACCTTTATAATTTTTAGTTATCCAAGACGTAGTAAGAACAAATTTACAATTATAATTAAGAACCTCTCTTGCAATAATCATCCATTTATCTAGCAATACCCGTGCTACTTCAGGATGGCGGTCTAAAACTCTTATATTTTGATTTGCTTTGTCTAAGCACCCAACACTGTAAAGACCTTCCTGTCTATCTTGTTCAACAGAATTACTAAAAGACTCTTCATTAAGAAGAGAATCGGTATCCTCTTCTATACATACTTTGAATACATTAGAGGCAAATAAAGGTAAAAGTTCCATTAATTTAGAGTGATTCGATCACCCATAGATCCCCAAGAACCAGTTAAAGTATAGTTGAAACTCACACATACGCGATCAATGTCACTATTGTTTATATAACTATGATGCTCTAAATGAGAAGGGAACAAATATACATCCCCTCTTTTTGGTTTAAATGTAGTACTTCGACTATTTAACGAATTATACGTATCGATAGCGTCAAAAGGAGCTATCGAATTACAAGTCCATCCATAAGGTGGTCTTGCCGTAACTTCGAAATCGCCACTATCAGAATTCACCTGAAAATAATAAATACCAGATAGCCAAGAATTGCGATGGTAATGTTTTGGAGAATAGTGACCTCTTTTATGAAGTAACCCCCAGCTACATTGATGTCTTATACCTATTTTAGAATTTAATTTTAAATGCTCATGTAAATATTTCTCTATAACTTCTTCTAATTTTTGCCTTAAAAGAAGATTCTCCTGTTTAAGTAGATAATTTTGATCTCTCGTAATTAAACCATTACACTTGTCATGGGATTCTGGCCCAATAGTAGAATCATAACAAGGGCATAAATCAGAAAGTTTAAGCTCATAGTCATACCCAATATTGTTGTGATGTAATGGAGTAGGGAATAAGGCATAAGTTAACCCGTCCTTCATTACCCAGTAATACCAGAGAGAGCTAGTACTCTAAGGTATCTCTACCCAAGACTTACTCTCTTCAATCCATCTATAAGCTTTGCCATCTGTAGGTAAAGCTGTAGGTGGTTCCCATTCAAATGTTGATTTATTTAAAGTCCAGGAAGCGAAAGGTTGTTCCGCATAAAAAGCATCAGCATCTTTATCGTAGTGACCGCCTAGGCTTGCAAAGTTATATCTGAGGGGAGTTCCGTCATCCTCTTTTCCGGTTTTTGGATCGTAATGTTTACCATGTCTTGTGTTATATGAAGTTTGTATCCATTTTCCTGGTACACCATCCACATAAGCATCAACAAAAGCTTGGTCAGCAACTATGACCCTTAATACTTTTCCGTTTTGTACTTTTGCGAAATGAGCCATAATTAACCTGTTAATGTACCTGACTGATTGAATACAATAACTTTATCGTTCCCATCCGTTGTAACAGTCCCATTTTGAGTTGTTCCTGAATAATTAGTACCCAACATCCTAATAATAACAACGCCAGATCCACCTGCACCTCCTGCATAGTATTGACCACTCAAAGCACCTCCACCTCCTCCTCCTCCAGTATTTGCAGTCCCTGCTGTTCCATTTCCACTATTTGCTCCAGCACCTCCTCCTCCTGATCCTCCTGATCCAGCTCCCTGTCCACGCGTTCCACCGCCCCCGCCTCCTCCACGAGTAACAGCAGAACCAGTTATAGAAGATGATAGGCCATTACCTCCGTTTCCTGCGTTATCTATAGCGGTGGCATTGTGGCCGTCTTGAGAAGAACCACCCCCTCCTCCTCCTGTTTTATCCTGAGCCGTTCCACCGTCATGATCTCCTCCGTCCTTACCTTGGTTAGCAGTTCCAGATCCGCCAGTTCCTGAGTATCTACTTTTTCCACCTCCACATCCTCCGTCACCATCAGAGGCTGCTCCGCCTACTGAAGTAATTGTTGTTAAGCCTGTACCAGATATAGAGCTATCTGATCCAGCCGTTGCTCCATATATTTGATTGGGGTTGCCAATACCTCCAGCACCTACTGTAATTGTATAAACAGTGCCAGGAGCGAGTGCTGCATTACTTTCTGTAGTACTGTTTGCTCCAGAAGCTTCTGAGCCATAAGAATTTCTATATCCTCCTGCTCCACCTCCTCCGTGGAAAGCTCCGTTAGCTCCTCCACCTCCTGCAATAACTAGAAAATCAGCATCATAAGTATTAGCAATAGTAATACTGTCAGCAGCACTAGCTACTGAATCACCCCAAGTTCCTGTCGTATCCTTAGCAACTGCAGTTACAGAGTAAGTAGCTTCCGCGGTGAACTGGACAGTGACTACAGGATTATTAGTTGTAAAGCCTGTGCATTCAACTGTGTTTCCAACCTTGGAGGCAGAGCCTACTGAAACACTTTGATAAGTAAAGTTTGCAGATCCAATGTTTAATACGAGTTTATTATCATTAGCGTTGGTTGAAGTTATCGTATAAGCAACGTTTGTGTTTGTTGGACTATCAGCAGGGCTACTTAAAGTAGGAGCAGATAATCTTGTTTTTAATGTTTTAGTTATTACAGTTGAATCGGCTAAACCTAGAGAAGTCGATGTAGCTTTTATCGTGTAAGAAGGATGATCTGCTGTTTCAGTTACTGTAAATTCACCTGATGTATTAATTGTTCCTAATGTACAGTTGGTTGGAACCCTTACATAAGTAATATCATCGGACCAGTTGGTAATTGTATGAGTAACAGAACCACCATCAGCTATATCTGTGTCTCCAGTAATTATTGGATCGGATAATTTCACAAGACTTGGAGCAGAAGCCCACTTAAATCCCCCGGAAGTAGAAGAATCAGCCGTTAAAACATAGTCATTAGTCGGAGAATTCGCATCTAATTTTGCTTCCGTAACACTTTGATTGGCGGGTGTATTAATATCAACTGAATCACCTTGTATTAAACCCCAGAAAGACGCCCCATCAGGAGGAGGAGTTGTAAAAGTAAGAGTACTACCAGCAACTGTAAAATCCGTCCCAGGATTCTGCATTACCCCACCAATACTTATAAAAAGTTGATTTACACTTCCAGCCGAGCTATTACTACCTGAGACTTGCATTGTGAATGCTGCATTACTTCCATTAAAACTTCCAGAAATATCGTCTAATTCACGATTCTGACCCCTAACAGGTTGTTTACCTAAGTATGGCATCTAATTGCAAAGAACTATATCTAACTAGTTTAAATCGCCTAATTTTTGTTCTACTACTCAGCATCCAATCATGACTTGGGTTCCTCTGGCCATGTTACTGAAGTTTTATCCAGTCTATACCCAGCATTTAATTTAGGGTTAGCACCTGCTGGTAAATCTCTCAATTGTTGTCTATAAGTTTTCCATGCATCCGAGATTGTTAAATCACTAGATGCTCTCCAGTCAGATGCAGCTAATCTTTTATCACGTTCTACTCGTAATAATCTCATAGGTTCTGCATTATCTAATCTGGTAATTTCAGCAGCTATTTGTGAATCTGTTGGATTTGATGCGTCAGAAACTGTATAAGTAACAGCTCCAGTACCACCATCTTCTACATAGAAAGCCTTTACATCAGGCTTCAAACTTTTGATAGCGTCTATTTTAAAATATTTCATTAGCCCCAATCTCCGGATTTCGCACTGTCAACTAATTCATAAAGCGTTAATGCGTTAACACCGCCCCATCCGGCAAAAGTAATGTCAACACCTTCAGAGCTATGAACCTCTGCGTATATTCTAATCTTCCATTCACTTGTGCTGCCTGGTTTAAATTCTCTCCACCAATTTTCCTGCCTCCTTTGTTTTTCTGTATCCTCAAAACCATAGGTGTTATGAACGAAATTAATAGAAGTATGAGAGCTAAAATCGTCATCAGAAATTCTAAATTGAGGAGCCCATTGTCCGTCATCAGTACCACTATGAATCTGACCTGAGTAGTGAGCTAAGTAAGATGTTGTGGAAGCTGGCGGAGTGAATGTTATTTCCATCGAAGCCCCACCAACCTGCACAGGATCATTACCTGAGTTCATGGCGGTAGATGTAGTAGTGGTTTTCCTATAAATCTTTGTAAAAGCACCTCCTCCTGCTGAAGCCCATTTTAAACCGGTAGCTTCACTACTGTCTGCAGTTAATACAGTATCATTAGCGCCAACTCCAAGTCGTGTGACAACCGCTGATCCCGTCGCAGCTAGTACGTCTCCTTTTGTTGTAGCCGTAGAAGCTAAAACAGAATTTTTCCATTCTAAATTTGTAGGAGTACTAGCATCAGCACCTAATACCTGGTTCGCTGTAGGATCTAACGCAGGTAAAGTCCAGGTTCTATCAGCAGCTACCGTAGCCGGAGCTTTAAGTTTTATTGAATGACTAGAATCAGCATCCCCTAAACTTACGGCCCCCTGTTTCTTAGTCTGAATTAATTCAGCTTTAGTTTGTGACATCTAATTTTTTAAATGGCCCAGTTATCTACAATTTTACTCGTACAAAATCCTCTCTCTAAAATATGGCTCTAAACCTGTGCCTTCTCTTCCTTCATAATCACGTTCATATCCTGAAGTGGGTATACCCGTTCCTGATTGACTGAAGGATTCTTTCCCACTGAAATCACTCCTCCAAAGAGTAGCTTTATCCTTAGCTTCTCCCCAGTTAGCCATTCTTGCTGGAAAATCAGTGTCCCCCATTATTTAAACAAACTTCCAGCTAATCCTCCCAAACCTCCAGCTACTCCTGACATAAAACCAGGAGCGCCGCCACTTCCGCTACCTGATCCTCCCAAAAGACCCTTTCTTCCTAAAAACCCACTAAGAAAATCTTTTCCCTTACCAGCACCAACAAGTCCGCCAATAGCATTACCAGCAAGTCCACCGAATGCCTTTGAAGGTTCAGAAAGTGCACTAAGTCCTACAGATGGATTATCCAACAACCCGGCGGCTTTCAATCCATAACCAGCAGCACCTAAAGCCCAAGGATTCTTCTTAAGAAATCCTCTAGAATCTTTGTCAAAGTTAGAAACATTTTCACCAATCTTGTCTCCAAGAGAAGCAAAACCACCTCCTAAAAACTTTCCATACCCAGCCATAATTAAGCTCCTATTCTTGAGAGAAAGTCATCAACTCTTTCACCAGTAGTTGGTTCTTGAGATGCGGCATTCATTGGATTAGTCTTTTCAGCAGCTTTCATATTTGCTTCCGCATATGGAGCACTAACTGATTGACCTTGAGTGGCATAGCCACCTGGTAATTTTGATTGTCGACGAGGATCACCTAATCCTTCATCCATTGTTAATCCTGAAGGATCAAATCCTGCGTTATTCATCAAACTAGTGATTACTTACACTAATTATAAATTAAAGATATTCCCTAAGAACGTCTGCCCATCCGAGGATTCCAATTTCTTCTTTTAGCTGTCTGAGAATTTGGATACTTCTTAGCGAATTCATCAAGTGTCCCAGTCCTCTTAGATTCCTGGAAATCTCTATCTTTCTGCTGAAGCGCCCATCTTTCATCATCACTAAAGACACCAGCTCTTGCAGCTGGGCTATTACGAGTGTCATATAACCATTTAGCTTTTGCGGTTTCACCCTGTCTAATACTCTCTTCTTTAGGGATAATATCGTAATTTATTTCATTTTCTATTGGTTCTAGATCTGTTTGAATAGTCGTAGACCCAGATAGATCCTGGTCTACAGGCACTCTCATTACTGTGCCATTTTCTGTTTGAATTAATTTTGTACCAGATCCTTCTGTAACAGGGACATTTGCCATATCTGTACCAGATGTAATGTCTGTATCCCCTGCCAGTCTCACCGCTTCAGGAGATGGAGCAAATGGACTATTCCATCCCTTACCTCTGAATAAACCTGAAAGACCTCTATCATCAGTAGCTCTTGCAACAGTAGTATCAAATAAAGCTGTTCCTGCTCCATATCCACCAATACCTCCAGCAATCCTAGCTCCTGGGACTGGAACAGGTGCCGTTAATCCTGCTCCTAAAACTCCTCCTCCCCATCCAGATAAAGCACGTCCACCTGCAAGATAAGGATTTTCACCGCTAGCTACCCTAACTCCGGCATCCAAAAGCGCAATCGGTCCTCCAAGACCAACTCCTCTAGGTTTGACATTTTTTAACCCAGGTGCAGCCGTATTCTTTAAAAATCCGAAGTTCTGACCTAAACCTTGCAGACGACCTCCCCAACGAGTAGGAGCAGCTTTCATTCGACTAAATATATCGGAAGCAAAACGAATAGGACTTGGAACAAATTCCACAGCTTTATTTTTTGTATCTATTTCTTATAATATTATCATCGGGAAACGGTAGATAAAGTGACAACTTACCCGCACGGAACAACTATCGAAATATTGCATAAGCACGGAAGAAAAAGTTACCGAGTATGTGTCCCTGGCGGAGGAGTATGCCGCATAGCTGATGACGACTATCAAGCAAAAATTTACGCCGAGCTATTCGAAGAAGTATCAAGTCATCGTTGTGGATAGGCAGTTAACTGTCAGGTACATTCACAGGGGTTTTTTACATTCACCTACCTAACCCAAAAAGCATTTTCACCGAATTTAGACTCTATTAAGCTGTAACAATAGGTAGGGAAAATCGATAAAAGCCTAATTTTTTATAAAAACCCTAGATACCGCAAGGGATTTGATTGAACACACAAAACCGTTAAAAATTAATAGGTTTTAGTTAGGTATGTGTATGTTGTGGATAGGTATATAAGAGTATATATAGAAATTTTACAGTCATGTACCTAACCTCATCTTTCTTAGAAGTAAATAAAAAGAGTAAAAAATTTTAATATTTGACTGTCAAACAAATTCCATTGCTATAACTAGGCAGTCAAGATACACACATTTGTACCCTACTAAATGCAGGAAGAAACTACATTCCTATACGAGGATTTAACCCCTTATGACCAAGTGATTTTTGCGAAAGCGATGCAAATATCATTGCAGCTACTAGGAAAAGACAAATGCTGGTGCTTGAAAAAAAATAATCATGCTATTTTTCAAGGATTTACGACTAATAAAGCCAATCGACTCTTTTACAGAGGGCGTGATGCCAGACCTCTATTACTTGCAATTGCCGGTTGTAAACCACTAAATTCAGAATCCGTCATCGTAAGAAGAGCCGTTTGCACTTCAAATTATTGTTTAAATCCATCTCACTATTACTGGGGCACGAGGGCTGACGTCGCTTATGAGAACTCTCAAAGACGTAATAATGGTGTTAATACGACTTTAATAACTAAATTAAGAAAGGAAAACCAATCCGGAATTAGTAGTTTAAAACTATCAAAAATACATAAAATTCCTTACCACGTAGTACGAAGAATATGTAATTATGAAACGTATGAAGAAGAATCTAATAACAGAAATTCACAAGATATTTGGAAAAGCGTCGACTCAACCTGTGAATATTTGACAACCAACTACAATACTGAAGCAAAGAAGTTTAATTTAAATTATCACGTGACTAACGAATTAGAATGCCCATGGCATCAAAAAGGTGGTACCAAGCATAAAGGTAACTTCGGAGCAATGGGAGAATGCTTAGATTGTATGGAAGAAATAAAACAAGGTAGATGCGAAATTGATGTAACTAACTTTGATTTTCGTTGGTATTGGCAAGTTAAGAGATTTTGGGAACAAGTCGATATAAGAGAAAAAGATGATTGCTGGGTCTGGCAAGGAGCTACTAGAAAGAACAATACTGAATCAACAGCATACTTCCCCTCTCCATTTCATTCCGCTAAAACCCAGTCAGCAGCTAGGATTGCCTTCTGGCTCAGCAGAGGATATACCGGGAAATACCGGATTTTTAATAAAAAAACCTGTAAACCCTTTTGTTGTAACCCAACTCACCTTACAATCAAAGAACTAAAAAATAACGACCAGGCTAATGAAGTTAAGAGAATCCGACTCAACCACGGAAACATCTTCGAACACTACAAAAAGAAACAAAGTAGTATTCAAGGAAAGTAGTGTCATCCCTAGCAACTATCACCTAGAAGAAAAACAATATGCAGCCTTAGTCTCCATAGGAGCAAGCATGCATTACTCAGCTTGGTTTAATACAGAAGAAGAAGCAGAAATGGTTAGGCCTTTTTTAGAAAAAGCTTTAGATTATAAAGCTTACCCCACAATTGCAGAAGAGAGTCAGGGGCGAGAAGGAGTTAAGGCTATGGCTGAGCGAGTTAGAATAATGGATGAACGATATAAGAAATCCGGTAGAGATAATCCCGAGCATCCTATGCACGGCGTCTATACTGGTCTAGCCGCAGAATATGGCGAGGTTTCTAACAACAATTCCGAATAATCTTGGATTTTATAATCTAGGAACTGTAGAGTCATACCCAACTGGTGGTGCGGGTCCTACCGCATATGGCCCAACAACTTACTTTGGTTCCGACCCATTACCTGCAAGACACGGCGATAATCTCAATGATCCTATCGATTTAGGTAGTTTTAATAGTATATTTCGAACAGTAGTTATAAATAACACGCATGGTGGATTAACTCGTCAAGTAACAACATTCTTCAAAATAAAATTAACTCAACCAAGATTTATTCAATTCACCCAATTACAATCACAATTTGCCTATGAAGAAAAAACAAATAAAAACACATTACTTTCATTTTATCGGATAGATAGAGATAAAAGAAGAGAAGAACTACCTATCAATGATCAAGGATATGTATATGATGAAAGTGCTATTGATTATTTAGATGAAGATGGAACACTCGCACAACCAGATTACCCTGCAAAAGCGCTCAACCCAGGGGATTATATTTTTCTAATAACAAACGATTTTAGATACTTAAAAACAACTTACTCCATTGGAATTAACGTTTCTATACTTGATTGGAGATATGTCTATGAAACAGTTGATGAATCCCTAAAATGGGGCTCAATTACTGTTGCTGCAGATGAAACTCTAGACTTCGGTTCTCTGCTTACTGTTTAAACGTTAACCTGTTTAGGTTGCCATTCTTTATCTTCGATTTTCGCCCATTCTGGGGTAGGTGAAATAGTTCCTTGAGGACGCCCAGCTGTATCAGCTCTCTGCTTGGCTTTTGTATACGCAGTCATGGCATTCTGTAACCGAAGTGCAGCTGCATCAACTGCTGGTTGGAATTTAGAAGATACGGCAGGAGGAGTAGTTATTCCTGGTTGAGCTGCTGCTATCTGAGTAGTTGGAACAGTAGCTGTCCCTTGTGAAGTAGACTGGATATCAAAAGGTCTAGGAGTTTTCTGGAATCCAACAGGTCTATCTTGCCCAGTTGGTAAAGAAGCTAAATATGAAGCTGCCTCTTGTACTCTTCTTCCAGCCATACGTGCCCCTATTTCAGAAGGAGTACCTACTTCGTCATAACGCTGTTGTTGGATCTTATTTGTTTCCTCCTCTATACGCTTCTGAGAATCCGCAAGAGCCTGAAAACTTGATTGCGGTGTAATTTGTAAAAAAGTCTGCGCTGCAGGCTTCTTTTCTGGCATCACTACTACTTGTCCAGGGGGTCTAGATCCACCCATAGCTTCATTTAAATTTAACTTCTATACTGATTCTATCTGTCACAAACTCGTGTAAATGCTGAACCCCAATGACACCAACGGGGAGAAGCGCCAAAATGAGGAGCAACTCAGCATAAGTGATGGGTCGGCGCATAGTGAAGAATATCCTTTCCTAACAGAGTTTAGCGACCTTATATCCAATTTGTCCATTAAAGAACTAAAACCGCTACTTACTCACCAACAACAAATGTTCGCAAAAGCACTATGGGAAGCAGAAAATTATGGAGGATCCATCGAAAAATGCAGAAAACGATTGAAAGAATTACACGGTCCTCAATGGCACCATGTAGTATCAATTAAAGACCACATGGCAGATATACGTGAGTATTACGAGTTTGTACTTTTAATTGATCACAAAATACAATGGGACAAATATAAAAATTCAGCTAAGATCACCTCAGATAAGGTCCTCGAATGACAGAGAGCATTAACGAGGATTGGTTAGACCTATTACAACAAACCAATTATGAACCCAGTGAAGATAAAGCTAATGTTTATCAAAGTTACCGCTTTGTAGATTTAGACATTGAATCTGTAACGGTAGAAAACTACAAAGAAACTCTTTGTCAATCGTTAATTACACAAACAGAGATCTTTATACCACCCTCTGGAAGTTTTGAAACTGCAGACCTCCGAAGATACTTGGAGCTTGTTTGTAGTTATGAAACGAGTACCACTGATCTCATGCTGGGATTATCACTAGCAGATCAAATTCGACTTACTTTCAGTGACATGAAAACAAGCACTATCTGCGACCGGTATCCGGAAATCAATTTAGCTGAAAAGCGCCGTTATCGATGTGTAGCAGAATATTTAATTAGACAAGGAGAATTAACTAAATTACGAGACGGAAATGGAAAACTAATTAAGAAAATTGGGAATATGCAAAAAGCAGTTGTTCTTTATAGGCCACTCCCAAAATTACTAGAAACACTCAAAAAATCAGGTCTAGGCAACTTAATTAAGATAGAAATCCCAAAAGAGGCTGTAATTAAGCAAAAAACTTGATAAGCTAAGGTATCAGGAGAATTTTATGGCCAGTAGGAGAGACAGACTTGTAAAGCAACTCATGAGGAGTGTCACGGGAGAAGATGAAGCAACTTTGATGAAACTTACAGTTGAGCGCATATGTGCAGATATGTGCGAATTTTACAAAGGATTCCATAAAAATGAAGGACCTGGAGCAATGGTTTATGTTCCAGATGCTATAGATGAGAAAAAAAGTATGTTCTATCTAAATTTAGAAGCACTGAAAATAGCTGTTGATGACTTTAATAAGCGAGATATGAGTGGAGTTGCGGATGTACTAAAAAATGCAATAAATAGATCAGAAGCAATAGAACCAGAAAAAGAAGCCTTATTTATCATTCAAGATAAAGAAAAAATGTCACTAGTTCACTACAAAATTGATTGTGAAGGAGCTAATTTCACACAGATGTGAAAAAAAAGAAAAAACTAACCTGGGAAGACTACAAGTTTTTAATAGGACGAGTAGCTCACATAAGTCATGATTGGCTTACCCCTTGTGAATTTATTCCTTATATATCCGCTTTATTAGGCGATATTGACTTAGATCCATGCTCTACTCATCATGCAAATGCTGAATTTTTAAGAGCGAAAAAAATATACACTTTAAAAGACGATGGATTAAATATAGAAGCCCCATGGACTGGGAAAACCTATCTATTCCCACCTACTTATGGCCGCTGCTCGTTTAATAAAGAAAGAGGAACTTGGAGATGGAGCTCGCGTGCTGGTCCATCATCAAAAGCCCCCTCCATAATCTGGTTTCGCAGGCTCATAAGAGAATGGAAATTAAGAAATATCCCAGAAGCTTTATTCTTCAGTACTTATTCAGAAATGATGAGGCTGTGTCCAGAGATGTGGGATTACCCGATTTGTATCCCAACAAAAAAAGCCAATCTTATCCATGGAGAAAAATTATTTACTCTTAAATCACCAATTTCTTGGGGATTCTTTATCTACTTACCTTCTCTACAATACGGATTTGAACAAACGAAAAAATTTGAAGAGATCTTTTCTAATATTGGTAGAGTAATTTCTTAAGTAATTTTTGGTCGAGGAAAACCTGAATCTTGTAACCGTGTAATATAAGTTTTTAAAAAATTCTGAGCATTAGATGCATCAGCCGCCCGGCCAAGGCCCCTGTAACGATTGTCAACTTCGTAACTATGTCTAAACTGGGTTTGCATACTTCCATTGTATTAGCAGCTAACATGACAGAAACACAACAAGCTATAAAGACGGTATGTGAAGATGTTAAGGAACTACTTCTTTATAAAAATCAAAAGTATGGTAACTCAGCTCTTCAACCAACTAGAATTTTTAGTAAATCGAGTGCAATAGAACAATTACTTGTAAGGATCGACGATAAACTCAACAGAATTCAAAAGGGAGCAGGACTACTAGCAGAAGATGAAGATGTCATAATGGACTTGATTGGATATTTAATCCTTCTCAAAATTGGTTTAAAACAAGGTTCTCAATGAATTACGATGAATTCCTAGAAAACTATACACCTGAACTTCAATTAATTGATGCAATCGATATGCTCACTCATTTTGAACCGGATGCGGCAAAGATCCTAGACCAGTGGGCTTCTGAGACCAATAACGAAAAAAACGTTTTAAAACTTGACCCGACGGATCAAAAACAGCTAACTTTTTCTCAAGATATTCAATTGCTTTCAACTGATTGGGAGCCCCATTATAAGTCTCAACCAAGTTCAATAAGCATTTCTTACCCTGAACATGACAACGATGAGGAATTAGCGTAGGAATCTCTTTACTAGCTGCTAAATAAGTATCAAGTTCTAAACGTCTTTTAGTAATCATTAAATCTCCACCTGATTGCCATATACGATTTATATAGGGACTCCATTCTCTAATCAACTTGTTTTTTGAGGCTCTTTCATTTATCAACTCCAAGAGACGACAAGTCTTAAATGAAGAAAGACCAATACTGTAAGCAAAACTTAAAATAGCGGCTCTTCTATTATTATTAAGAGGGACAAAAACGTACTCTTTTACAAGATTAGAAAATTCCTTTAAATCCTTTTCAAACTCTTTCTCTATCTCTTCTCTAGTTGCTTTATCACTTGCTAGCAAAGCCCTACCATTAATGGTGGTACTCCCATAACCGATATACCAAGCCATATCACCATAATCTTTATAAGACGCATAACGACCCATTCCTATATCAGTTCTAGGAAGAGTCGTTCTCTTAATTAATTCAAAACCTTTATCAGTAAAAAATGGATATTTTAACTTATCTTCTCGAGAATTAGTCTTCTTATGGGACAACTACGTTTCCGTTGTAATTCACTTCAGAATAGCCGTCTAAACCCATTAATACAACATAGTTCTTAGCTGCGTCAGTAACTGTTACACCAACAGCTCCTTTACCTCTACCAGCTTTTGCAATGTTGTAATACTTCTGATAACCAGTAGGAGGATTCCCAGTTGCGTAAGCATCCTCTTGAAAGATTTCGATATTCGCTAGTGCATTAGAACTATCAATTGTGACTTTAATGTCGCCAGTGCCACCTGGATTTACACGGAAGGCTCTTATTTGATCGGAAGAGTTGCCCCCAGCAGTTTGACCAAGATAAGTAATCTCAGCTGCCGCAGAGTCCTTTTCAAAAGTATCTAAAGTGCCGGAAAAAGTGCGAGTAGCCATGGTATTTAAGAAATCTGCCCAACAGTGGAGAGGTTGAATTTAATGTCGGCGTCTATGCCGTGGTCTTTTAGGACGCCATAAAACATTTGACGATCCAAGGCTTTTTGATGGAGGATTTCGATGAAAGCCTCTTCCAACTCAGTCCTATCAAGGTTTTGAATCGCCAAAGAAGCTGCGTGAATTGAAAATTCAACATCAACTGGAAGCTCTATTGCATCCATAAACAGCCAAAACTATATATTTATATTACCAGCGATACACAGAAGATCAATAAATCGCTAACAGCGATCAATAGAAGGACAAGAATCTGGCTCTTTTAGAGGCTCCCCACGCTGATCAACAGCGTAATAAGGGATATCCTTAATACCTTCAAAAACGCCAGGTACTAACGCTGGCAACCTTTCCCGAATGTAACGCTGTAAGTGACTGCCTGGACTTGGTGTCATAATCTTTGTTTAGACGTGCGTTGCGACCTAATAGAATCGTTCCTGCACTATAGCTCCCTCCAAAGAGTACAATGAAGCTTAAGACGACAAATTCCACTTTTAGGGATAACTACCAACAATTACATTGTAATCCAAATATTATCTAAAAATGATAGATAGTAATGTTGCTTTAGAATTCATGAGAGCCGCAGTAGGCGGCGTAAGTAAAACACAAACAATTAGAACATTCAAAGAACTTTATAAACTTGAAGATAGTGATATTAATCAATTAATAGAATTATGCGCTTTTAAACCTTCGCCAAAAAGAATCAAATATAAAGAGTTTTATAACAATGCAATAACAAAAAATCCTGATGCGAAAAGAATATATTATCCTTTTACTCAGCTTTACTCATATGATAATTTTCTAACTAAAGAAGAATGTGAAAAATTACGAGAGATTATAGATAAGAATCTAAGAAAATCTACAGTTTCAGATACTAATGATACGTGCCATGTCTCAGATTATCGAACCAGCTCAACCGCTGACTTGCACTATTTTGACAATCCTTTTTACTTAGATGTAGACAGAAAACTTGCAGACATACTGGACTTGCGCCCATTTCTCGGAGAAGTTATGCAAGCGCAAAAGTATTTACCTGGAGAATTTTACAAAGAACATTATGATTTTTTCCCACCTTTAGCAATTAAAGAATGTAAAACTTATTGCGAATGGATGGGACAAAGAACTTGGACAAGTATGATCTACTTAAACGACGTAGAGGAAGGTGGTGAAACCTATTTCAAACACCTTAAGTTAAAAGTAAAACCGAAAGAAGGTATGTTGTTAGCCTGGAATAACTTATATCGTAACGGAGTCCCAAACTATAAAACAATGCATGAAGCATTGCCACCAGTGCAAAATAATAAGTATGTAATAACCAAGTGGTGGAGAAGTTGGAGTCTAATCTAATCTTCACTACACAATCGGAGGAAAACGACCGTCGTTAATCTTGCCAGCAAGAGTGTCATCTACTGTTCCGTACATAGCTTTATCGCCCCCAGCAGGCCAGTGATGCTTATAACGCTCCTGCATCTCCCTATCAAGCTTGGCATTCTTGCTTTCACCAGTTATCTCATTATCCCATCGCATGTTGCTGACATATTCTTGTACGAAATTCTTGGCCGCAGGATTTTCCATTGTCTAAATAATTTTTAACTAAGTCCGAGGATGAGAATTCAAAAGAGTAAGTACCCTGCTGCATCCATCTTTTAAGTTTACCAAGCCTTTCCTCGCAATAATGATAATTACTAGGGGCATACCAAAAGTCCAGATCAG